ACCATCAGCCGCCATCATAGTAGGTTGTTCCATACCTTGAGACTGATCTTGTTGTTGCATTACTGCTTTTACAAATTGTTCAAAAGATAAATCCCCACCTTTGTTTTTATATTTTACAAATTCTGCCATAAGCATTTGTTCTGCTTGTGCTTCTCCTGCACCACCACCCATTTGTAGGGCCGCTCTGCCGCCATCAGCAGCATAGAAATTTTGATTAACATATTTTTTCTGTGGCATAAAAGCTAAACCAGCTCCAGCATTTCCTTGACCACTATAATAATCTTGTGCGTCTTGTCTTATTTGACCAACATTCATTTGTTCTACCGGTTCCTCTTCTTCGTCGTCACCACCCATTAAGAATGGAGCTGCTAAAGCTGTAGCACCTAAGCCACCCATTAACATTCTTGCCGTACTAAACTGGCCTTTTTTGTCACCAGTTTTATGTCTAAACATATCTCCGACACCACCTAAAAAACCTTCACTACTTTTTAATTTACCAAGTAGACTGCCACCAGTGCCCTTTAAAAAACCTGCACCAAATTTACCACCTGAGAATGGGCCTAGTCCTCCGGCATACATACCAAGACCACCTAGTAAAGCCATCTTACCTATAGGACTTTTGACAACTTTCTTAACCGCACGCGTAGCTTTCTTAACAAGTTTACCTAAAAAGTAACCCTGTCTTGGAGCATCTAAAGCACCTAAGCCGCCTTGCATTTGTTGTGGTTGTTGCATTCTTGAAATTGCCATAATTTTATCCTAGTTTATCTGTTCTACTTGGTTTTACTAAACAAATCAAGAGGAGGCATGATAACTTTTACGTCCTGTGCCATCTCTTCCGCCTTATAACCCTTAGCTTCCCAGTCTTTTCTTTCCTTAAAAACCTCACCAGTCTCAAGGTGTCTGTAAGTCTCTTCTACTTTAGCGTCATATACTTTCATTAGTCTACCTTCTCCTTTTTAATGTTTAAATAACTGATAGCTATATCAAACGAATCTGTGGTGCTGGCTTGTATCGTAAAAGCACTTCCGCCTTCTACTATCAATGGTTGTGTTAATAATTGTTTAGTAACATTAGCCGTCAATTGTACTGTTTTAATAGCTGTGATACTATTATTAGTCACAGTTACTATAGGTGTACCAGCAGATGTAACAAGCAAAGATTTAATAATTATAGTTTCATTGACTAAAGGATTACCTGTCCCTAGTGGAACTAAAGCATTTCCTGTTGTATCGTTATCTATGCCTTTAAATTTATACTGATTTACTACTGCCATTATTCTAAGAAGAAACCTTTAGCTTCTATTTCCTGTTTAAGTTCTTCTTGAAAAGAAGTGTTTAATTTATTAATTACACCATCAAGATCTCTGACTAATGACTGAACATTCTTTTGTTCATATTCTTTAGCTGCTCTAGTTAATGATTGTACAATTTTTGCCATTATAAAATACTTGCTAAGCCTCCGTCTTTAAAATTTACTCTACCACCAAAGAAGTATCCAATTCTACCACCATCTTTTCTACCTCTGTATGACTCTCTCCTAGCATCAGCGTCATCGTATTTAGGTGCACTACTGGTTCCAGGAGTTTTGTCTCCACCATCGTTTGTTGTTGTAGATCCTGTTGTTGTAGATTTTGTTGTTGTAGGTCCTGTTGCATCGGTTTTAGCTCCACCATCAGTTTGATTAGCTGTTTTATACATTGTGGATGCTTCTAAAAATTTTCTTTTCGCATAATTTTTATTTCTCCCTATTACTTTATTTGTTGTAGGATCTATAACATTACCATCCTCATCTAATTTGTATCCTTGTTCTGTCATTTGATTATAAATTTCTATTTGATTAGGTACATAATTTTTTGCTTGAAAGTTTTTACCTGTTGCAGTTTTAAAACCTTGTTGACCACTAAATAACATACCATCTTTTGCTAAAGCGTTGTAAGCAGCTTTTTTATCGTCACTTAATCCAGCTATACCATAGCTCCCACCGCCTATACCATTATCATCTCCCTTAGGTAAAAATTGTGTTGCCACATTTAGAGGGAAAGGAAGTAATTTTCCTGCAAACTTCATTACATCACCCGCAGTATTTCTAAATCTATTTAATTTACCTTTCATAAAACTGTTAGGATATTTTTCACTTGGATACATTTCATTATTACCTAAAGTACCTTGATAAGGTAGTTCCATACTATCTTCATAAGGACTAATATATTGTCCCTGTGCCCCGTAGTTTTGTCTGTAATCTTGTATGCTATTGTTGGAAAGACGTGCAACCTCTGCTGCAGTAAAGTCAGGGTAGTCTCTTGACATGGCATCGTCGCCTCTTGCTTGCATGGCATTCCTAGCTCTATTATATGTGTTACTTACTTGTCCCCCTGGAATACCTATTCCAAGTTGAGAAACACTTATGTTATTGTCTCCAAGAGGAACGGTGTTATTGGAAAAACCTAATTCAGAAGGCATTTCTGCTCCTGGAAGAGATTGAGGATTAAAAGTTCTTACATTAACTTCATTTACAGGAGAACCATAACCAAAAATATTTCCGGATAAACTAAAATCATTACCATTATTAAAAGCATTTGTATTTGTTATCCCACTTGATGTTGGTACAGGTTTAATCTGTGCTGTAGGTGCTGTAAATTTATTTAATCTATATTTTTCTTGAGGCAAAAACTTAGTGCCAGAATTATAAATATCTTGATCGCCTTGGTTATAAAAAAGTGGTCCAGCCATTATCTCATTCCTCCTGGTGAAATGTCTAATCTAAATGTGCCTATCTTCCAATCGCAACTAGCGTCTGTGTTAGATACTTGTAATGCAACTTGTCTCGCTCTTAGTCTAGTACTTTTAAAAGTTGTTGCTGATGTAACATCAAAATTTGCAGTTCTTGGTGTACTTGCCGGATAGTCGCTAAGTGAAAAAGTAATCCTAGTAGTGCCGGTTTGACTTATAAAATCTGGTATAAATCTGCTTATTCTCATAATGTATTCTCCATCTCCTCTTAAATCTGGTGTGCCTACAACTTGTCCTGTGTTGCTTCTTCTTTGTGTAATATCAAAATCACCGGATATTATTTCACCTTTTAAAATAGTAATAACTCCTCCGGCATCAGTTTGATCAACTCCTGTTTCGTGGCTGTAGTATACCGTACTTCCATCTGTATTACCAACAACATCATAACAATTATCATTTGTTGGATCGTATTGTGTAGCATGTGGGGTATCAAATACAGCAGAATCTTGCCAAGCTGATCTTGGTAAACCTATTTTTGTAGCCTGTCCTAAAGAATTATTTTCAGTATTAATTCTACCGGTAGTCCATATAGGTCTTTTTGCAGATGAATCTAAATAATTAAACGTAACTACTCTATCAATTTGATCTGATGCAGCTGTACAATAGTTCCAATTTATTTCTCCAAACAAATTATTCAAACCACAATTAATAAGATCTCTAGATGTAGCGTTTATATCATCGTAAACAGCATCTTCAACAAGACAAGGTACTGCTTGTAGCTGACCATCGTATGTAAAGAAACCATTTTCTGACATCCAATATGCAGAACCATTAACTTCAATACAAGCATTTTTGCCAAACAATCCACAGTTAGTACCCGCTTGTTCAAAGGAGAAAGTAAAAGGTTGTCCTACAAATCTCATTAAAAACAATGCAGTATCGGTCCAAACATAAATTGCATCTCTACCTTTAATAGCTCCCATAATTTTAGAACCATCAGCAAGTCTTTGTGTACCCGCTGTATTTTCTGCTCTAACCGTATAGGCATCTGTACCATTAATATTCTCTTGGTCGGAGAATCTAATAAACATATCATCCTGAGTTGTTGGGTCCCCGACTGTAGACTCTGTTCCAAAGAATACTAAGTGTCTATCAGGAGTTGACACTAATACATGACGTGATGCTGTTGGTGCGTTTGCTAAAACAGTTGCTCTATTTGATGTTGCACCAGGGGCTGAAGCGTCCCATTCAAAACATTTGCCATTATAAATAAGTGCAATTAATTTTGTACCAAAATTATCAAGCACCCATAAACCAGGATCAATTGTAAAGTCAGAAGAAGCTGGATCACCCCAACCAGAAAAACTAGAAATATTTGTAACTGTAACACCACCACTGTGGGCAGCTTTAGAAGTTCCATTAACTTCTCTTGCTCCTCCGCTTAATGTATTGGTTGCAGTATCATTATTTGTAAAACTTATGTCCTCGGTCCCTATTCTAATTTCTCCTGATGAAGGAAAAGCTGCTGAGTTTGTTAAAGGAATATCAGTCACAGTATCGTTAATAGTAGATGCCAAGGTTGTAGTCGCAGGACCAATAGCTGTACCACCAAATAAACCTGCACCCCAACCAAAACCACCAAGTTGCTGTGAAGGCCCCACTGATTCATAACAAAGAATAGAAGTGCTGTTGCCATCACTTGTAGTTAAAGGTG